CCATCATGAGTACATTAAGAGTAGACAACTTACAAGGACAGACAGCAGATGGCACTTATAAGTACGTGGTGCAGGTTGTACAGGGTGAAATACTTACGCAGGTTTCAGATAGTTCTAGTAGCTATTCAGACCTTGTGTCACAAGTAATAACTCCAAAATTTAGCACATCTAAAATTCTTATACAATGTAATGGCTGTGGGACTCCACAAACAGCTAATGCCTTATATTTTAAGCTATTAAGAGATTCAACTGAAATTGGTTCAGGAACTGGAGGAGGGTATTATAATGTGATTTCTGCTCTGACTAATCCTGGCAACGGAGAGCAATTTGATGTAAAAGGTTGGACTATTCAGTTTTTTGATTCACCAAGTACAACAAGTTCAGTAACATATAAAATACAAACAGCGGCAGTGAATGGAACAGCAAAGATTGGTGGCAGACAAGATAATACAGATATTGCAGTGCCATCAAGAATTACCCTCATGGAGATTGCACAATGAGTACACTAACAGTAGATACAATACAGGGTAAGAGCGCAGTAGGAACTGTAAATTTTCTAGGACAGCCTACTGGTTCTTTAGTGCAAAAAGTAATGAATACTGCTGTTGAAGCAGGTTCAGGTATAAATGCGACCTCATGGACCGAAATTCTTAGTAGTATGAGAATATCAATTACGCCAAAGTTTAATAATTCAAAACTTGTAATAACATACCAGTTATTAGTGGGTGGTAATAACTCAACATTGGTACGGCATTATAAAATATATAATATTACTTCTTCTGCTGATGTTGATTTAGGTTATACAAATGGCAATAGAACACCAATGCACGCAAGTTTTAGAAACCAAGATAGTGATGCTAATGATGTTGATATGATGACAATACAGGCAGTTGACACATCAGGTTCTACTGTTGCAAGAACCTATGGTTTATATATGAAATTAGAAAGTGGAAGTTCAAACACATACCATAATGCCACAACAACTAACACAGCGGCGATAGGGTCTGTTAAACCAATGATATTTATTGAGGAGATAAAACAATGACAACAATATCAACTGCCTTATCTGAATTAGGCATTAAAGAATGGGTACTCAGAGGAGAACCTACAAGCGAAGCAGAGTTTAACTCAATGTTTCGAAAAGTAACAGGAGCAGACAGCAATGGTTCAGCCATAGAAAGCTCTAACACAAGTGACTTTGGTACTACTTGGAAAGCAGTATCAGATAAGAAGGCAGCACTTATAGCAGCTGCTCCAATGGCAGAGCTTCGTAAGCAACGAAACGCTAAGTTAGCTGAAACTGACTTTCATGCGATGTCAGACGTAACTCTGTCTTCGGATATGAAAACTTACAGACAAGCATTACGTGACTTGCCTGCTCATGCAAACGGCAAAGACGCAGCTTTCGATAGTGATGGTACAACATTGAAGAACGTGACTTGGCCTTCTAAACCGTAGGAGGATTAAATGGCTTTAACTAAAGTAGGCAAGGAAGGTATTACAGGAGTATCAAACTCTAGTGATGCTACCTTTTTAACAGCCACATCATCTGAAAATGTTACGTTTGCAGGTACAGTTACGGCAGACGCAGGACTTAAAGCAGACAACATCACAATAGATGGTCAAGAGATAGATGTAAGTTCAGGTGACTTAACAATAGATGTGGCAGGAGATATTACTATTGATGCAGGAGATAAAGATATCAATATTGCAGATGATGGAACAGTACACGGTACTATTATGTGCTTAAATGGTCTTACAATTAAATCACAAATATCAGACCAAGACCTTACTTTTATGGGTAATGATGGTGGGTCAGAAATAACAGCAGGGTTCTATGATATGTCTGATGGTGGAACATGGAGAAGTGGTAATATAGGAACTGCTAATCCAGGTGCAGGGTCAAACGGAACTATAATTGTAAATGGAACAGGTGGAGTATTAATTACTGGTAATGCATCTGGAAATACATCTGCACTTAGAATATATAGCACTAGCTCTGGCTCACCAACAGCAGCAATATCAGCAACAGGTGCTTTATCAAAGGCATCTGGTTCTTTTAAGATTAACCATCCTCTTGAATCTAAAAAAGACACACACTATCTAGTACACTCATTTATAGAAGGACCACAAGCAGATTTAATTTATAGAGGTAAAGTAACTTTGTCATCAGGGACGGCTACTGTAAACATAGATACAGTAAGTGGAATGACAGATGGAACTTTTGTAGCGTTGAACACAAACGTGCAATGTTTTACAAGTAATGAAAGTGGTTGGACTGCAATTAAAGGTTCAGTAAGTGGTAACACTTTAACAATTATAGCACAAGATAACTCTTGCACAGACACAATATCTTGGATGGTTGTTGGTGAAAGGCATGACCCACACATGAAAGACAGTGGCACAGATTGGGCTGACAGCGATGGTAAAGTTATTGTTGAACCAGAAAAGGAAAGTGAATAATGCCATATATAGGGAAAGCACCTAACCAAGGAGTTAGGAATAGGTTTGTTTACCAAGCAACAGCTGGTCAGACAAGCTTTAGTGGGTCAGATGCAAACTCTCTTACGTTAGCTTATGCTGATGGAGAGTACGTAGATGTATACCAAAACGGAGTATTACTTAAACCTGTAACAGACTATCAGGCTACCTCAGGTACTACAGTTATATTAACTACAGGAGCGTCAGTCAGTGACGTTGTAGAGATTATAGCGTACGATGCTTTTACAGTAGCTAATAGTTATACCAAAGCAGAAGCAGATGATAGGTACCCGTTCTTAGGTAACAACTCAATAATTAGAACAAACGGTAATAGTATTACTGCAGATATAACAATACCAACAAACACTAATGGAGTATCAGCAGGACCTATTACTTTAACTAACGCGACTGTTACAGTCAATGGCGTATGGACGGTGGTATAATGACAAGTAGATTATTAGTAGATAAGATTGAGGGGAAATCAACCTCAACAACCATTATGATACCGAATCATATAATTCAAATTGCTCAAGCCACAGCAACGGATAAAGTATCTATAAATAATACCAATGCTAAATGTCTTGAATGTTCCTTTGTTACAAAGGGAGCAGGCAGTAAATTTTATGTGTCTGTTATTGCATCTATAAGAAAAGGGGATGACACAGGTAACTTGGATAGGGATAGAGGGCTTGGTCTTGGCTTTAAAACAGGAGCTGTATCAGGTAGTTCTTCAGATTATGACCCAGTTGCAGGAGTTAGTTTTGCGAGAGAAACAATTACTGGTACAAATTCAAGTAATTTGATTTTTACAGCGGCTGATACTTATTATTCAGCAGGACTTTATGATGAACGATATTTTAATATGGATAGAGTTACGGCTTACCATAAATTATTTACACCCTCTTCAACAGTAGGGGCAGGAACAACAGTAAATTTTGCTTTATATGCTTCTTGTGATTTTGATTCTATAGTTATTTTTGGTGGCAACAATGCTTTTTCAAATACAGGTATTGAAGGGTCTGTAACAGTACAGGAGATAGCACAATAATGGCAAGTGAATTACATGTAGACGCGATCAAGCACTCCGGTGGTACGAGCGCTATGACAATAAATAGTAGTGGGAATGTTAATACTCCTGGTTCTATTATTCAAGTTCAGTCGGCGGCACTATTGACAGGTAGTCAGTGGACCAGTACATCATCAAGTTGGTCAGATATTATAAGTGTTACAATTACCCCAAAATTTTCATCAAGTAAAATTCTTTTTCAACTTGCAGGAGATTGTGGCTCTAGTGGAGATAATACAGCTTTAATAATGAAATTAGTTAGAAATATTAATGGTGGTGCTTTTGTTGCAATAGGTGGAGGTGGTTTTTCTTATGAGAATAATAACTATAATGCGTGTTCATTGGCTGTAATGGATTCTCCAAGCACTACTAATGCTTGTATATATAAATTACAGGGTGCATTGTCTGACGGCGGAAGTGGCACTGCTTATTTTCCAACAAGGTGGGCTATAGGCGATACTTTCGAAGGTAATACAGTAACAGTTATGGAGATAGCACAATAATGGCAAGTGAATTACATGTAGACACAATCAAGCACTCCGGTGGTACGAGTGCCTTGACGATAGATAGCAGTGGGAATCTTACTGCAAGTGCAAAATTACATTATGCAGGTGGTATATTGCAAGTTATAAATGGTAGAGTGACAGATGATAGAGCAACAACTACATCAACAAGTTTTGTCCAACTAGGTGATACTGTAAGCATTACTCCTAAATTTAGTACATCTAAAATATTTATGATTGCTACAATGAATACTGAAATGAGTGGTTCGAATACAGCATATTTTGATTTCGGCAAAACAACTGGGGGAAGCACTACGCAAAATTTAAGTGGTCTTACTGGTGGAATAACCACAATAAATAATAAGTCTTGGGGAACTACTACAGTTTCGTTTGTTAACTCACCAGCAACAACAAGTGCAATCGCATATTTTTGCTCAGTTAAAGTGACTGGAGGAACTTTGTATTTTAATGACAATAGTACGAATAACTATACAAACTTTACTCTAATGGAGGTAGCACAATAATGGCCTCAATAATAAAAGTAAATACAATACAAGACGCAACTAATAGTAAT